TTGTAATATCAATTGGAAAATCTACAGGGCCGATTGGAAAAGGTCCAGCAATCACTCCAATGTTATCTAAAACATTATCAGCTCTTCCTACTGTTAAATCAACCTCTCTGACTAGTACGCCTGGAGATAATTGAGGAGTCGCCATTTTTTTCTCCGTAATTCTCTGTTTATCTGAAAATATTTATTAAAAACGTATTTTACACTGGGGAAACATGACGTGATTATTACCAATCAGGATATTTGTAATCAATTGAAGATATATTGCTTTTTTTAGATGCATTTATCCTTTTTATAGTACATTCTTTACACTCATAAGAATATGAAGATGCTACAGGTCCTCTATCTTTACGTGTTCTATAAAATTCTCCTACTAAATTTTTAAGTTCCCCACAAACTCTACACTTTCTGTCATTAAGTAATAAGTGACTTAGTTTTATTTGTTTATCAATTTCCATTATTATTGATATTGCCACATATATGACATTTCTCCATATTCATCAGTAAACCATCTGTCACCATCATTATCAACAAAACTTGTTTCATCTAAACCATCAGAAATAAAACCAAAAGGCGCCATGTCTTGTTCTATTTGATTTTTTTGTTCTTCATAAAGACGTTTCCTAACATCTTGATCTGTAAGTTCTTTAAAGTAATCTTGACACACTAACCAAGCATAAATTACAAGACACATAGCTAAATCATCATTACAACCTTCTTCTGCTTCAAACGAATTGTGTTTTTGAATAAAAGTCGTAAGTTCACTCATAATCTCATAATCATTAAAAGTGAGTTTGTCCTCTTCAATCATTGTCTTTAAATTGAGACATCCAATTTTTTTCACAGTCTTGGACATTTTAACTCCAAGTTGAGTTTTCTTCCCAGAAAATCCTTGTCCAACTATTTGACCTGCTCTACCTCTCATAGAACACATTAAAAGATTTTGATATTCCAAATCGTATTGAAGAATACTTGCAACCTGATCTCCTACATCATTTACTTCACACAATATAAAAGCATTGTTATAATTTTTTGCAACTTCATATATTATGTTTGGGAACATCATTGGTTTGATTTCATTGTCCCTGTATTTGGCAACAACCTTGTGTGGAAATTGAGTTATGTCTACAACAACGAATGCGGAATAGTCACTTCCAACCCCTCTAGCAACGTCTACAGTGACTACGTAATCACAATCCTCACTTGGATCCACATAAACGTCTAAACCAGCGTTACGGGTCTTAGGGTGGTCATACACGAAGTTCCTGAGCTTAGATGGTGCAATGAGAGTATCAACAGATCCAAGAAATTCGCATAAAAATTCTACTTTAAATTGTTGCTCTGAAGTATTTGCAATTGTTTGCTTCTTCCATTCTTCATCTCTCCCCGGAACTTCACTCCAATGAACATCAGTAAAGACATATCCATTTTTACCAGTTTCAGCATCATGCCACATTCGGTAGAAATGATTCATACCATGTGGAGTAGATACAATAATTACTTTTGTATTCTTACCTGAAGTAATTGTTGGATATACTGATGCAAAGAATGATTCTGCAATGTGATTTGGAACAAACGCAAATTCGTCCAAGAATAAAATATTAAAAGACATACCACGAACCGCAGAAGCAGAAGTAGAAGCAGCTAAGATTTTACTTCCATTTTCAAGTTCCAGTGAACCCTTGTTCCAAGAAATAATACCTTGCTGCATCCACTTAGGAAGATTTTCATATGCAGTTTGAAGACGATCTAAAAGTTCTCTTGCGGTTGCTGCTTTGTTTGCAAGAATACCAATATTTACATTATCGTTAAAAACTGCATAATGAAGAAGATATGATACTACAGTAGTTGAATTATGGGTCGGAATAAAAGTTTTTCCACACAAAAATAAATGGTTATCACTATCAACTTGAATACAAGCAACGGGAACACTATCAATTTTTTCTATTTTATGAATATAGTGCCTATCTTCCTGAGGTCTAGTAGATCTTTGTGAGTCGCAAGCATCAATTTTTCTTGGAAGATTAAAAACTTTATGTTTTGTCGTAAAAGATACTGTATGATAATAATTGTCTTTTATTTTTTTATGCCTTATGTTTGATTTGATACCCAAACTTGACAATAATTCAACAAATTGTAATATAAACTCATAATTTTTTTGATAAAATTCATAAGATCTTGTATTTCTTTTTACAGATCCATCAGTATCCATTAATCCACAAAGAAGTTCTATTCTATCATCAATTGATGATCTTAAATACTCTATTGGAATATGTTTATTTTTTAAAAGATTATATGATTTTAGATTTGAATATAGGTTTCTAACCTTAAATCTAACGCAGTTATTAGTATCTCTTTCATATTCTATATCTATTTTTGTTTTATAAAAATTAAAATCATCTTTATGTGATATTATTCTCCCATCTGCAGAATACCCATCCCCCAACCAAACACCCAAAAGATATGGATCGATATTTAAATTATTTTTTGTAAATTTGACTGGTTTTGATTTTTGGACAAATAAAGAACCTTCAACACCTTTTCCTCTTTTATTATTTGTTTTTGTTTTATAAATTTCATAAATTTCTTTTGAAGTTATAACTTTTTTATTAGTTCTCCAATAAGAACTATCAACTTCCCATAGATGTTCGGCATCTGCAATTATTTCTTCCCCATTATCAAAATATAATTTGTAACAATCATGATTATACATGATCTCAGTTTTCATTGTTACTGAAACATTATTACCATCGGGGGAAAGAATACTATCTCCAACTTTAAGATCTCCCATTGTTGTCCAACCCTCTGGCGTTGGAATTGGAGTATCTAAAGATAAGGCTTTGCCTGTTTGTCTGGGCATTTTGCATATATTAAATCTATTCTCGTGAAATCTTTTCACAAGTTTTTCTTGGAATGGATAAAGCTCAAACGGCATTAATCCATGATCCAAGGTTACAATTTTTACATAATTTTTTGCAAAATATACCGGATCATCTTTGCACTTCATAAACTCAATAATTTGTTCTTGAGTAAACTCAATTGATGTGTTTGCTTTTTTTAGTAACGGATTACCAAGATAAACATCATTATTAGTAACCATAATAAAACCTCTTTATATTAACAATTCCACTTTCTTAAGGATAATGCTTTTCTTGTTGGACGACCTTTTTCATCTTTCATAGGTCCTGGCATTCCACTCATACGGGCACAGAATGATTTTCTACGATTTGCTGCTTTTGATCCTGGTTTTAATTTTGATGGTTCTGTTGTAACTGCCATTGATAATTTTGATCCTGGATTTTGTGCTCTATAGGAAGCAATTCCTTTTTTGTTTAAACCACCTTCGGGATTTTTACCTTCTTTTCTTTGCCATGCAGCAGACTCTTCATTCATATTATAATTTTTTGACTTTGAGTTTACAACTTGAATCAAAGGCATTCCTGGTTGAAGTGAAGAAACTTTATACTGAAGAACTAATGCACTTGGATAAATTTTTTGAATTTCTGCAGTTATATCATTTTTATTTGGCATTCCAACCTGTGGAAAAAACATTCTAACAGAGTATGTTTTACCTCTCCATGAAAGAATAACTGCGATTATATTTCCAGTATCTGCTTGTAGACGAGTTGCTTCTTTCACTTGAGATTTAAATCCTGTGATTGGTTCTGGTCTAATTAAATCAACTACTTCTACAAAAGTATTTCCTTCTAAATCCTCAATAGTAACATTTGTATTATTTTTTAATTCAAATGAGTCTGCAAGAGGTAATGATGGTCCACTAAGTTTTTTTAAAGCTGCAGATTTTTCATTTGGATTAGTTGTTCCAGTTGCAAGATTACGTATCTTTGCTGTTTTTTTTGCTAAATTATGACCTGCACCAATTTCAAAACTTGCTTCTTCCACTTTTACACAATTTGGATATCTTTTTCCAAACATTGTTTTCATGCCTTTTTTCTTATAACCAGACCAGCACTTTTCATCAAGATTTAGATCTTCCAGAACCTTTAAAGAAATTGGTGATAAATTTTCTAATTTACCAGGAACAAATGATTCACCTCGTTGTTTACGTTTGGCATAATCCATATAAGATTCACCTGGACGTAATTTTTTAGAATCTTCTTTTGGTTTTGCAGCACGATCCTCACGAGCACGTTGATTAGGCCCGGGACCTCCAAGTTTTTTGTCTTTTTCTGGATCTGGATGCCAAAAATCACCTTCATGAACAATCTCTTCATTTTTACTACTATTCCCCCAATTCGCAGCACCAACTTTACGACATTTTACAAGTGCTCCAGAAGCATATGCAGAAGGCCAAACTGAATATCTTGATTTTACTTTAGTATAACAAGCATCTTTGGTCCCACTACCTTTACCTTTTTTATCTGACTCTTCAGACATTTCTTCACTATCCAAATAGTCTGCTGCAGTGTCAATGTAATCTGCTGCTTTAGTAATTTTAGATTGAACCCATGCAGGTAATTGCATGTCACCTTTTTTAATATTTTTTCTTAGTTTTTTAACAGCACTATCAATTGTATCCATTTCTGTACTTGCCATATACCCCTCTTCATCCTTTTCTCTTCCATCAGCAATTTCTTTATGATTTTCTTTGAAAAATTCTTCTTTCATTTTTTTTGTGGGGGAATCGGTGGGAACATAAGTTGGTTTGGCTGCGCCAGTTTTTTGTTGTTGTCCTGGATCTTGCTCTCTTTTTCTTCTCACTGCAGATGCTATTTCACCTTTAGTCATACTTGCTAATTTAGATCTTGAAAAACACTTTGGAGTTTTGGTTTCTCCTGGTTCGTTAGCACATGGAGACCCATCTGATTGTACCCAACCAGATTTACCATCTTTTGATTTGGATTTACCAAACCAAGCACGAAGACCTTCTTCTGTTACACTATTTAATGTTTCTCCTATGAGTGTGCAATCTTTCATACCATGCTTAGGGCATATTTTCCCTTTTTTTGTGTGATTGCAAGAACCCTCTACCGGCACACCGATACCTACCTCTGTTGGTTTTATTGTTTGTCCAGGAGTATTAAATCCACTTGGAAGAGGTTTACATTCTTTATTTGTATTGCAATAATAATATCCAGATTTGCATTTTTTAGATTCAGATTCTTCGTTAATTTTTTTTGTTTTTTTCTTCATTGAATTAATAAAACTTCTAAAGACTGCTGCTTCTGAACTTTTACCCATTACCTTTGCTCTTTGTTCCATAGCAATTGCTGCTTGGATTTTATGTGCATGGGTTTTTCCAGAGTCTTTAATTTTAGAAACTGATTGTTTTGCTGTTGCAACATCTTTAAACCCTAATCCACTAATTGTACCTTTAGGATTTTCATCAGTATAAAGATCGGAATGTTTTTTAGAGTTTGCTGGTTGTCCAGGTTTTCTTGCAATTCTAGGTTTTTCATTCAAAGTTTCTTCATATGCTATACCTCTTTTGGTATGCTTAATTTCACCTTTTTGTTTTGCAATTAATTTATTAGAATATTCTTGCGCCTTTGATGCACTAGAAACATTTTCATCTGGAGTTTTTTTCTTTGGATTATCAAAAACATCAACATCTCCATCAGCATCACGATCAACATATTGAACGGTCGCATGATGAACCAACTGTTTCATATCTAAATTAGGATCCAACTGATGTTGTTTTCCTTTTAGATGTGGAGTTTTATGTGAGAAGTTTGAGAATTTCATTCAACTGATTTAGATTTAGTTTCTTCACCTCTTGCTCTTTTTTTTCTCCCTGCACAATGAGCACGTTGAGAAAATCCTTTTGGATTTGAGCAATCAATATCTTTTTTATATTTATTAGTCCACTCTTCTTGAAATTGTTTAAACGTTTTCATTATCTAGTTGTTGTTGCTTTAAAAGTTTTGCTAGTTCTGCGGTAGATCCGACAAAAAGTGCATTATTAACTGTAGTTGGACCCTTTGGTTTATCCTCTTCAATATCTTTCACTTTCTTTTGAAGATCCAATAATTTATCTGTAATATCTCCCACATTCTTAATAAGCTGCCCTGCAACTTCATATGCTCTAGGCATTTCAGATTCTTGTGCTAGTTCAAGAATTCCATTAATTGCTTCTTGACCTTTTTCTATTAGAGAGTACAAATTTCCTCTAGTATAATCATAATCTTTTTTAATATCATCTACAACTAATGATATTTTTTCTACTTTTTCTATTACAGTTTCAGATTCAACTGGAATTATATCACCATCTACATTAAAAGTTTCATTAAGTTTATCAAATTTTTTTGTCATTTTCATACTCTTTAAACTGCAGATCCACTAAATCCAAAATCATCACCTTCCTCAATTAAAACATTATCTGCTGTAGTGATTGACTTAACTTCTGCTCCAGAAAGATGTGAAGTAATTGTGGTACCATCTTTACCTCTCTCAACTGTAAGAACGTTTCCAGATATTAGTTTTACAAATACTTCTTCTCCTTCAATATCTAAATATGAATTAACAACAATAGATCCAACACTATTAACCGTAATTAAAGTATCTTCTGTAGTAATATCCTTTGATAGATTTGTTACTACTATACCGGTATAGTTCTTGATTGCTCTTGGTTCTGCTGAATAAACAACTTCTCTTGTTGGAGAATCTGTAGTGCCGCCAGTAATGTATCCAATAGTAGCCTTTTTGATAATATCTTTTGTTGCCGAAGAAACTGGACCAAAAAGATAGGTTTTTGCAGTAAATCTCAATGTGTATAAAAGAACTCTTCTTGTAGTGAAATTACCTTCATAATCGTCCTGCATTGCAATATTTTCAAGAATTACAGGAATATCTCTTTTTTCATTTATAATATCAACTAATTCAATTGTCATTGAATATGATGGTTGAAAAAATGGAAGTATTTGTTCGATAATTTGAAGAGCATCATCATTTAACTTACACATGATGCTAAGTTCAAATTGCATATTATATGGGACTGGAAGATAAACTTTTTTAGTTTCAGTCCCGTCAACTGCAGATTTTGCAATAAAAGTTTGAGTTGTTGTAGATTTTCTGGTTGGATCATATGTTAAACCAGTAAACTCAAATGACATTCTTGGTAATGTAATTTGAACCGGTTTATTTAAATCTGGAGATTGTTCTAATCTTGCAAGAAATTTTTGTGTAGGTCCATATGCAAGAGGTACTTTAATTACACTTTTTACATTACCAGAATTATCTGTATGTTTAATACTAATCTCATTAAATAAAGAACCAAAAGAAACTACTGTTCTTCTTAAAATTTCGTGATAGAAATATTCAAACATTTTTTTAAGTTCCGATATTATCGGTTAACCAAGTAATAATTAGTATTTATACTATGGCATTCCGAATGGATTTGCATCACTAAAATCAATAATACTATCTGCTTCCTCCTCTATAGTTTCATTATCAGAATATCCATCCTTAACTGCAAAAACTTCAATAGATCTTAGTGTTCTGGAAGCACTTGATGCAGTTCCTACAAGTGTTTCTCCCGCAATAAATTCTCCCGATACTTTCGAAACTTCTAATACATTAGTTACAGAACTCCAAGATCTAACTCTTGCAGTTGTCCCACTTGTAGATCCAGTTATAATTTCGTTAAAAGTATAACTTCCAAGTGAAGAAAGTGATGGGTTTCCAATAGTAATAGATGGTGGTTGTGTATATCCAAGTCCTGCATTTATAATTCTAATTTGAGTAATTGATCCCGCAGAACTTACAACTGCTGTTGCAGCAGCTGAAACACTTGAAATTCCTGTAAATACAATTGATGGTGAATTTATATACCCTCCACCAGAATTTGTTACTGTAATAACTCCAACAATACCATCACCAATAGTAGATGTTGCAGTTGCTCCGGATCCATCTCCAAAAAGTAATACTTTAGGAGCAATTGTATATCCCATTCCAGGATTGATGACTTCTATTGATTGTACTGATTTTGTTGCAGGATTTGCACTATCAGTACAAACAACAATTCCACCAATTAAGGTTGCTGATCCAATACCAGTTACTCCACCAAAGGGTGCTGATGATATTGCAACTCTTGGAGAATTAATATATCCACTACCACGATTTGTAACAGTGAAAAATCTAATACCACCATTTACAATAGTAGTAATCGCACTAGCCGTAATTCCAGTACCCACCATATTCAATTTTTGTATTACTCCTGCTTGTGCAGAGTTTTGCTCACCACCACTTCCACCAATATTATCATCAATAAAATTGATTCCGGTATCGATAATTTCATCTTCGTATCTAAACAGTTCACATTTTAAAGTATAAACATAATT